ATCGGTGCTTATCGTTGTAGCAGTTAATGTATTAGTCATATTGGCAGCGATGTATCCAACTGTTAAGGCTGTAATAATAGATTGAGCATCCGAGTCTATCGGTACTTGATAGACTACCCCGTTAAGAGTATATGGTATACCAATAGCTTTAAGCTCTGAATCAGTTAGTGGAACTGGAACTTTATATACCCATTTAGAACCATCATAAATATAATCTTCTGATGGTTTATCCACAATTAATACATAATCAGGATCAAGTCCAATATTTACCTCTGTCATCTCATTAGTTACTTCATCAATTACACTCTCAGTAATATTTGGTTGAGTTAGTGCGAAGTTTCCCGTTTTTTCATTGTAATACATAATTATATCCTTATACTATTTCTGTACTAAGTATTTTTGCCATCCAATGGATAGTGGTTGATGCTGCACCTGTTACAGTTACAGCCAAAGCCCCATTTGTCGTATCGGCAGTTATAGTAATAGCTCCAGCAACTATCCAAGCCTCATTATCCGCATTTGTAAGCGTAACTGTAGGAGTTCCGACTAAAGCAGTGGTAGAAGCATTAGCTCCACGTTTTATAAGCCCCTTAGCTTCCCATCTACCAGCCATTCCCGTTGATGTATTCCTAGCTACTACTTCGACAGTAAATGCTATTGCATTATTATTTTGGAGCGTGCATTGTGTAAAAGATGAAACTGCAGCAGTATCTGACTTTAGAACTGTGGCTGTTGCATCCGTAGTTATGGCTCCAACTCCTAGCTGCCCCATTTGGTACGTACCACTAGATCCACTATAAGAAGTACCAATTACTAACTTTGAAGATATGCCATTTGTGTGACCTTTAGTTCCTAATGCTATAGAATAATCACCTGTTGCTATACTAGATAATCCTAATGCTACAGAAAAAACACCTGATGCGGTACTGCTAGAGCCCAATACTATAGACTGAATACTTGATGAAGTATTAGTGTTACCCATAGCTACAGACTGATTACCTGAGGAGTTATTATTAACTCCCATAGCTACAGAACAAGAACCAGATGAAGTATTATTGAACCCAGAAATTATAGAATAATTTCCACTAGCTATTTGTGTAGCATAAAGTCTTGAAGTCTGGAAGTCAACTGCCCCCATTCCTCTAGTATTACCACCTTTTGCTGTACCATCTGGCATATTAAGAGATAAAGCCCCTGAGCCTACATATACACCATTATTATACATCATCGGCATTTGTAAGATTAAATCAGTAGCAGACTGTGTGCTTCCGTAATTTACTTCATCATCATTAGTTCCTATAAGCACCGCATCTCGCACTACCTGATTAGAACCTTGACCAACTTTATAAGTTATCCTAGTAGGGCTTATAACAGCTCCATAGCTATTTCCCTCAATTCCTGCATTCATTATAAACTTCCAGCTCTAGTGATAACTACGTTAAATGACTCTGCTTTCTCCGTAGAGAACTTTAAAGACCATCCACTTTGTAAAACTAGTCCTTTGTTGTTAATAGGCTGAGACCAAGCTGGATTTGTTGCAGATACTGTATTTGCTGAAACAATTAGTTCTTGAATAAGATAGTTTGTGGTTCCGTTAGATAGAAATATTCTAACCGTTCCAGCCGTTGTAGTACCAGTTGCTGTTACATAGATATCATCTACTCTCATACCATTTCCTGATGCTGTGATAAGTGTTCCTAATGTTCCAGAGCCATCTCTAGCTGTATTTGCTGTTGCTATATTTACTGCACTGTTTATCGGTGTTGCTGCGTATTGTGGTGCTAATGCCATTATATTACTCCTATAAGTTGATTAAGTTGATTGTTTGTTGATGCTGGTGCATCTATCCATTGCGTATTGAAGTCAGTATTATCTATTTTTGATAATAATTGCCCAGCCGTTCCACCTACTACTACGCCCTGACCAGTAGCTCCAGTTGCGCCAGTAGGCCCTTGTATACCTTGAGGCCCTTGACTTCCAGTAGCACCAGTTAAGCCAGTTAGCCCAATAGGTCCTTGAACGCCTTGTGGTCCAGTTGCTCCAGTGTTGCCTATTGGACCCTGTTGTCCTGTTAATCCAGTTGCACCAATATCTCCAGTTAAGCCTTTAGACCCAGTTAAACCAATAGGTCCTTGTGGTCCTTGTACCCCAGATGGTCCAGTTAAACCAATAGGTCCTTGTGGTCCAATAGGTCCTATATCTCCATTTTGTCCCTGAACACCTTGCGGTCCTATAGATCCAACTGGACCAGTATTTCCTATAGGTCCAATAGGACCAGTAATCCCCTTGATATTACATTGAAGTTGCCATACTCCTGATACTTTTTTATATAAATTATAGGCTATGGTATCAAGATACAAACTATCATCTGAACCTTGTGTGGTAGGTGGAATAATTCCAGATAATACAGGATATCCAGTTGCTCCAGCTAATCCCTGAATACCAACTGGCGATAATGTAATAGTATTTGTAGCTGTATTTAATGTTATCACGGCGTTACTCCTTTATTTATTGTAAATATACCGCCGAATAAGAATTTATTGTTATCTGCATCTATTTCTAAAATAACATCGTATTGAAAAGTACCAATTCCAATTGACGTCATTTTAGAAGCGTTTATATTAAGAACAAAAGTATTCGCACCTGTAATAACAAAATATGACGACATATCAATAGAACCTATAAACATCTTTGGAATACGTGAACCAATTGGCTCTCCTACATCGATAGATAGCGTAAAATCATCATTAGTTCTACCTAATAATGGCACGCTATTTTCATCATAATTCATTTACAAACCTCCTGAGATGATAATAACTTCTCAGCATATTTTTTCATTGCTTCGTAGTTCAGTATTGCTTTCGCAATTACGTCTTTACTTCTTGTGTAGCTAGTGTTATCGATAACTGGCTCATCTACTAAAGGAATAATGCACTTTTGAGGTACATATATAATCTTTTGCTCTGGTTGTGGCTCACTGCACCCAGTTAAATTAAAACTGATAATTATTAATGTAGCTAATAGAGTCATTACAATCGTTTGATGTTTCATTATTATCCCTCCATTTTTCAATTTCAATAGTTTTAGTTATGTACTTAGTATCTATCTTATGTAACACAGTTGGAAGCTTTGCGATAGATGCGTTATAGTCAGCTTGATTTGCAAGTATAGTAGCATTTTGAACGTGTAAATAAGCGTCACTTTCACTTAGTTTACTTTGTAATACTGACTTGTCTTTATTAAGAGATGATATTTCATTGTTTAACTGTTTTATATATGCAAGTAAAACACTAGCTACTAAAACGATTGTAATTTCTAACCAATATTTTCTAATAAACAATAGATACATTTATTCTCCTTTACCAATATTTAAAATTTCTAGATTCAACTTTTGCATATTGTTCTCCATATTTGAAAATTCTTTGTGAGTAATCATAGTTGATATCGCAATTACTTCTACAAGTCGTAATACCTTTATAAGTAAAACAACTTTTACCCCTGAGACACTGCTCTTTAGCTTTATCCCACTGCGCTATTTTAGCACGATTAATTTCTTTTATAACTAATCCGCCACCATTATATATTTGATACGTTACCCATAATCCATACTGAGGCTTATAAACGGAATGCATAATAATAGCTTGTGCTTTGAGCTGGTCTGGTATTGCAGTAATACTTTCTACGCCTTTGGCTCTAAGAGGTTTTTGCCAAACACGATATGTAATTTGAGGTAAGCCTTCAGACCCAATACCGTCATTAGATATTATATTTCTGCAACCTGACTCTTGTTGCAATTGACCTACTCCGTATTGGTATGGAAAGTCTACCCCAAACTGAGAGTAATGTGCTTTTCGTACTTCTTGAATATATAACTCACATCTTTGTGCATAAGCAAACGACATTATTACAATAAGAAGTACAATAGTTTTCATCATCCACCCATTGCAAAGCAGTAGATAACTATTAAATAGAACGCTATAACTGCGCTTGTAAGTTGCCATTTATAGTCATTATCCCAATTCACTTCTGGAAGTATAGATTTCCTAATTATATGAGCAGTTAATACACCAGACGTTACTAATAAGAACTTAGATAGTACAAGCTGAATTACAGCAGGAAAACTCTCATAATATCCACTCACAAATACATATACCAATACTAAAGTTACAGCTAAAATAAACCAAACTCGTTTTAATTCTTTCATTTATCTGCCTTTCTATCTAATTTTTCGCTAATTACATCAAGCTTTTTAAATAGTGCATTAGTTATTTTTTCTAAGTCTGTTTTCTGTACATAGTTCCCAGCAACTAACAACTCAATACCTTGTACTTTTATCGTAATACTCTCAATTAGTGTATCTTGTTTCTCCATATCTTTACGAATATTTGCGGATATTATTCCCAACAACGCCCCTACCACAATAAATAACCCATCTGCTAGCCATTGCCAATCCATTTTTATTCCTTACTGTTTATTTGTACAAATTTCATCATATCTGTTGTATCTTTTCTCCAATGAGAACCACCGAATAGTCTCACTGCATAATAAATAAAATACGCTTTCATTTTAGATGTTCCATTAAATAATAGCATCTCTCTTAATAGTTTATCACACTCTAATCTTTTTAATTGCATAAGATTGTATAAACCATCGTGAATGATTGCAGGCTTAAGTAAATCGTTTTCTAACGGATTACCTACAACGCTCCAAAATACTTTAGGAATTGATGCACCATCCGTTACGAAGTCAGATTTAACGGCTACTTGAATAGAATCATTTTCATAACTAAAATAATCTTGTAATTTCCAAGATCCATTACCTAGTTCTTCTAGTATTACATCGCCGTTAAACTGTTTCATTTTGGTTCGCCTGTATTAATAAATTTGCTATACTTAGAGTTTCTTGAACACTTAATGGAATACTATTAAGGTTAATACCATTTGCTATTATACTACCTTTATTTTCATCATTATCAGGTAATAACATTGCAGTAGCTGTATTTAATAATTGTATTCGCATTTTAGGTATTCTCATAGCTTCTTCAGCAGTTGCTTGTGAAATACATAATGTTCTAGCTACTTGTTCAGTTTCAATCTTTTTTAGGTTTCTAATATAAACTTCAGTATCCATATTCAATTGATACATCTCATCATCAGTTTTGCCATCAATTCTAGATTGTTCTGCAACGATAGCTAATTCCGCTTCATATTTTATTAAGAATGCAATTTCGTCATCTAGCTTTTTATAACCATCTTGTTGTTGGTCTTGATGAGCTTCAAATTCTTCTAACTCTGCTTGAGCAAACAATCTTTCTGATTCTTTAGTAGCTTCTTGAACCTTAGCAAGATGTGCTTTATGCTTTAATTCTTGTATAGTTTGTAGCCTCTTAGCTATGGTTCTATCTTCTATGAAGTTACGAACTATTCTTAATCTTTCCCATATAGTTTCCCCATTAATTAGGTTGATATATGCGAATTGTGAGTTTACTTGTGATGCCATTTAATCTTCTTTCATTTTTAATATATTTATAACTCTACTAGAATCTATAATGATGCTCCAGCTAAACCACCTCTGGCTTTACCTACTGATGTTTCCACTTGAACAAGAGTAGCTGTGGGAGATAGTAATGTAGTAGTATTTAATGGACCATTTCCACCATAGAATAATGCATTATTTCCTACACTTGCACCTGATAGTTGTGCTCTAGCAGTACCTATATTTGTTTCAGCTTGAACAAGAGTAGCTGTGGGAGATAGTAATGTAGTAGTATTTATGTAATTTGAAATATATCCACCATAGAATAAAGCATTTCCTACAACATTTGCACCTCCTATCCAAGACCTTGACGTACCTAATGCAGTTTCAGCTTGAACTAAAGTAGCAGTAGAAGATAATAAAGTAATAATATTTACATAATTTGAAACATATCCACAATAGAATAAAGCATTTGTTCCAACATTTGATCCTCCACCACTTATATCACGTCTACCTGTACCTACATTGGTTTCAGCTTGAACTAAAGTAGCTGTTGGGGATAGTATAGTAGCTTTGTTTATATTTGCTGAAGTATATCCTGCATAAAACAATGCATTTATTCCTACATTTGCTCCAGCTAATCTACTTGCAGCTGTTCCAATATTTGTTTCTGCTTGGACTAGAGTAGATGTAGGAGACAATATAGTGGCTATAGAAATATTTGTTGAAGTATAACCAGCATAAAATAATGCATTGATTCCTATGTTTGCACCAGCCAAATTGCTTCTAGAAGTACCTACTGAGACTTCTGATTGTAATAATACAGCTGTTGTAGATAACAGTGTAGCTGTGGAAATAGGTCCTGCATTATCTCCTGCATAGAATAATGCTTTAGTAAAACCTGAATATTGAGTCCATACTATTATACCATTAGCTATTACTTGCGTGATATTAACACCGTTTACAATTAAGTTATTTGCTACATTTTCAGGAATTAGTATTCCATTAGCATATAGTGGCATTATGCATCCGCCCCATTATTTGTAATATATAGTGTACTTCCATTAATACGCATTTTTATTGTTCCACCTACCGTACTAGTTGCATATACAGTTGATATAGATTCAGTAGTAACTAATGTACCACTAGCATCTGGTATAATTATTGTTCTATTTGCTGTTGGTTGAGCTACTATGGTGGTGCTAAAAGTTCCAGCATCATTATATTGTCTTATACTCATATTTAATCCTTTAAAGTGATTGAACTTGCTGTACAGTTGTTGCTGTATTTATAGCTACTTTCTGTGTTTGTAAGTTGTCAAAATTTACTTGATTACGTTCAAGTAATAATACTGCTAGTCCTTGTAACTGAGTATAACTCATAGGAATTTTAGTATTAGTATAGTCCAACCAATAGAAATTAGATGGTACTGAACCAATTGCTATAACCTTTGATAGCATGTCTTGAGAACTATAATCTGCTTGAAACGTAGTTCCCATGTATTCTATATTGCTTTGATTATAAGCATTATATGTTTCCAATACTTCTGATAGTTTAGTAGCTTGTACTTTTTCTAATGTAATAGGTTCTACATAATCAACTATAATTCCATTTACAAATTGTCTATTTCCTTGATTATTAATACATTCTTGCCATTGCTCATCTGTAATATTAATAGCTTCTGTTGGAATATTATCGTGAATATCATCAGAATAAAATGCAGTTGGTAATCCGTTTATATCTAGTATTGCGTATTTCATTTTTTATCCTTAATTCCCAATTGCAATATAATTACCACTAGTTAATGTAGCTGAAAGAACTGAAAAATTAGATACATTGTATCCACCTAATATTAATGCAGCTCCTCCATCAATGTCATATGAACCTAGAGATTGACCTCCAGCTAAAGCAATTGAAAAACAAGCATTAGGAAAAGTAATTGGAAATGTAACAGTTCTACTAATTAATCTATTCATGCTTGGAATTGTACCCCATTGAATAATTAATCCACTTGCTAATTTTTGATATCCATTTATACCAGCAGATACAGAAGTGCTAGAAGATACCGCACTATTAACGAAAGCAGTAGTAGCAATATTATTACTATTATCTCCTACAGTTGGCGTTGGAGAAGTAGGAATAGTAGTAAATGCTGCTAATGTACTTAATACTACCGTTCCACTAGTATCAGGAGTAGTTAAAGTATAATTAGTAGCTGTATTATTCTTAGGAGATATTGTTACACTACCACCTAAAGTATTTCCAAATACCATTGTTCCATTTGAATTTATTGTTGCCATTGAAGTTATTGTTGCCATTATAATACCACCCATCTTGAATTACTTGATAGTGTAACTGCTACACCACCAACTATAGTAACGTTTCCATTATTATCTCCAACTGTTACAGCAGATTTTCCAGAAGGTATTACATAGTTTGTAGTAATTGTGTAATCATTAATGAAGAATACGTGGTCATTTCCACCTCCAGTAGCTCCCCCACCAACTTGACCCCAAGCTCCATTTACATAAGCTTCCATTGCTAAAAAATCAGAGTTATATCTCATATATCCATTTATAGGAGATAGTGGTCTTTGAGCAGTTGTACCAGATGGTAGATATGCAGCACCGGTATCTGAATCTTTTATAACTGTATTTATTAAGTTTGATTTTGTAGTATCAGATGGATGTATATGGTCGTCTCTTGAAGCAGTAGTAGATATTCCAATAGTAGCAATTCCATCCATATTTGGAACAACATTTGAAAGAGCTATATTATCAGCAGCTATTGTAACATCAGTTATTGTACCATTCGTTATTACACTATTAGCTATTGCATTTGCAACTAAATTTACGTTCTCAACAAAAGTCATTGTATAACTCCTATATATGTATTATCTCTATGAGGATATATCATTGTAACCCCTAATGTTCCTAAAAATATATCTGCTTCAGTTGCAGTTATTAATCTTGACTGTTTTTTTTCTGACATTTCTATATATGTAGATATTGGAGGAATTTTATCTTTATCTAATGAACCAAGTGGAAATAAACTTACAGATTGAAGTCTTGTATATATAGCTCTATCTATATTTTTGTCAAAATTACATTGTTGTTCTGATGATGAATCTACTATTGAAATCATAGGAATCCTCCTTTAATATCTTCAAATGAACTCATATCCAATGGCATACCTTGAACTCTTTTTGCTAATCTAGTATCTGCTTGTTTTTGATAATAATCTACTTTAGCAAAATCTTTTAAATACTTCCATACTTCTACATTTATAAAGTCTTTTAGTATATCTATAAGTTCATAATCAAGATCAAAGAAACCACCTTGTTGTATATCTAAATTATAGAAATAAGAAAGAGATATGCTTTGGCTTAATGACTGAGAATATCCTTCTGGAACAGTAACTGAAACAGTCTTATCTTCATTTTTTACAAATGTTACTTGTGTATCTGCATCTTCAAAAGTATATGTATCTACTATACGTATATCATAAACATATACAGCTTCTTTGGCAGTATTAATATCAAATTTTAATATATCTGCATTATAATATTGAGCCAAAGGATATATATCTTTAGAATAAAAACAAGTAGCTTGTGTTGATAATAATTTTCCTGCATTATTTATTTTTTTTAACACAAAACTAGATAATTGTGCAGAGATACGACTGTCTAAGTCTACTGTATATTCTACTAATTCATCTGTAGTAATAGTCATTTATATCTCCGTTATAATCTTCTCGCATTATATCAAACATTTTCAGAAAACTGTACTATCTATTATTTCTTGTTGTACTATTTCTCCATTATAATCTTTTGAATAATCATTTGGAGTTACTACAAATCCTTCATCTAAGAAAGAAGCAAGTGTATCTATTCCATCATCGTGACCACTTGTATTTGTTTCTTTAGTTTGGCTCAATAGTTCTTTTTCTAATAATGCAAACTCATCTATTTTATCATCACTAGCAAACCACACCATTCTTTTCTTTAACTTTGGTTCAAGACCTAATATTCTTACTTCTTTTTTTGTTGTTGAATTTAATATTAGAGAATTATAATAAAAATGAGTGTTCTCTTTCATCATTTTCTCTTCAATGAAGTGTCCTAATACTTGTTGTAATGCTGCTTTTTCTGCTCTTACTTCTAGTGGTTTCCATCTTCTAACTTGTTTAAATAGCATATCTAATACTTCAGTTGGAGTAAATCTTCCAAAGTCTAATCCTACAATAAACCAATGGTTATCACTATTTACTGCTATTGTCATAACACAAGTTCTATCTGCTTTTTCCTTCTTACTTACTGCTAAGTCCATAGTTGTAAAGAAATTATACTTATGTTTCTCTTTTGCAATATCACTTATCTTAAAGTGCTTTATGTATTCTTTTTTGAATATTTGTGTTTCTTCATTAACTACTTGTAACATCATCTCTCTAAAAAATATACTCTCTTCTCCCATTGATTTATTCTCTAAATACTCTTCATATATTGCATCTGGAGTAAATCTATCAGGCCATAAAGATTTTATTTCACTCTTTGGTACTGGAAATTCTTGACATACTGGTAGTTTTATATTATGCCAACTAGAACTTTGTGCAAACATTCCAAGTAAGTCATTCTCTAATAATGGAGTACCAATCATAATCATTTTATAGTGTCTAATGTTTACTGCCTTACTTACAACTGATGAGAACCAAGTCTTTTGTTTTGCTACTAAATCTTTGTTATAAAGAATATCATCATTGAGAATATCATCTCCAATAAAAAGTTCTGGTCTATAACCTTCCCAGTTAGAACCACGAAACGATTGTCCAGTACCTTTGCAAAAGAATCTAGTTCTATGCCCTTTATTATTTATAAATACAGTTTCTCCCTCAACAGAACGTTCTACCTTCAGGAATGACTGTAATACGTCACTTCTATCGTAATAACTCATCATAGTCTTTCTATGTGCTTCACTTTGATCGAATGTATCACTTAATATACAACAATTATTTACTTCTCCAAAATCAGGAAGAACACCAAACGTAGCTATAAATAATGGCATACGATGAGAAATTATTGTACTTTTTGCAAAACCACGATGACATTGAGCAGAGAATCTTTTTTCAGAAGTCATAACTTCATCTGCAAAGTAATAGTGAGCTAACGGAGTAATATTATCATCATCTTCCCACATCATATTACAAAATGAAAAGAACTTAACACTATTGGCTTTAGGAACATAGTTATCTATAAAAGATATATCTATCTTACTCATTTTATTACTTCTGCATCTATAATTGAACCATCACGCATTAATATCTTAGCATTATCACTTAATAACTTTAGATGAAGTTCTAGTTTATCTAGCATATCAGAACCAATGTTTATATTAATCGGAACATCAGCTTTCATATCTGGCTTCTTAGTTGCATCTATAAAACTCTTTAATGCAGATACCCTATTTTTTTCATCTTCTCCATTTATACCAATATTAAATAACTCATCTAATGCTTGATAATGTTTGTCACAATACATAATATGGTTCGATGTAATCATTCTGTTTATGATTTCATTTATCCATTTTGTATGAACAAGTTTATTAGCTAACTTAGTAGCTTTATTCCTATTTGGCTCATCATATACTTCCATATAACATATAGCTTTATTCTTCTTCTCACTAAGTAATAAACAGAACTCTAATGCATCAGAGAATCTTTTATCTTCAATCTTATATCTACCCTTAATATCACTAAAGTCACTTATCATACTACTAACAATAAGGTTATTTGAACCGTCTTCCATAGCTAATCCTTTTTGTGTAATTATACTTTATTTTGATATACTTCGCTTGCCATATAGAACTGCCTTCATCTATATGGTACTTTCTTTAATACTTCCTCCTTTTCTTCTTCATTCCCATTGTCTTTATGATAGTGGGAATATCAATACCAAAAAAGATACAAATTTTAAAACATATACTCTAAAAAGTTATAGCATTTTTTTTAAACACAATATTCAACAAAACACCAAAACCAAAATCCCGTCCCCCGTACCTATTGTCCATAGATAAAAAAGCAATCTCATCAAGTCCAGAGTCCATATAGGCACAACGAGAAGATGACAGCTCATCACACACATGACGAAATAAGATTAGTGATGATGTATCTAAAGTCCCTAGTACACGGTGTTGAAGTACCCTTGACATATTTTGCTTATATGATGGTACAGCCTCAAAATTTCCTTGATTAAAATTTAAACTATGGTATAATGCCTTTAGGCATTACCTTCAAATCTACCCTTTACAACATACCCCAAAACACAAACATTATTTAAGCAATCCCTATTTATAGCCATTGTTGCACTATTTACTAATATAAGATGCTTCATATATATTCGAGGTGCAACGATATCATTTTAAGACGTATACTTATAAGGGTTAAACAATCCTAGCGCATAAGCTTATATATGATAATGAGCCAAAATAGGGGATAACCTCCATTTATATTATGCACTGAGATAGTGGACTGTATAATCTAGTTTATAGTGCATTGAGATTATGCAAAGTTATATTTATCTATTGAGCTGTTATCTAATACAGATAATATCTTTCTATCTGGTGAGCCAACAAGATATCAGATTATAAAGTTTTTTTTGCTGGATCAGATAATAAATCAATTAATAAGTTTCTCTTTGCTCATTGCTTTTTATTAAACGAAGACTATTTTATGCAACTATAAACAAGAGTTAAAAAGCAAACATTATTTGATAATTGATAAAATTATATACTTTTTAACTTATTGTTAAATATAAGATGCTCTATATCTGCCCTACAATCAACGAACTGCTTTTAACGTGTACATTTATAATGGCAAAGAGTTTCTAGCGTGTATCGTTTATGCTGATATCTCTATTTATAGATACAAGATGAATAATAAAATAACTAATCACTTCTTTTTCACTGTTTAATATATAAATGAAATTCTTTTATAAATTTACAAAAAAAGCTTGACAAACTTTTATAAATTTGCTAAAATTAGTACATCAAAAGAAAGAAGGAGTTACAAAATGAGTATCACTTATGAAAGACAAGGAATCAAGAGAACGGTTAAAGTAAATCATAGCGTAGCTATTAAAACGGTAATTATGTTTATGAACTTAAAATATAGCATAATAGAAATAAAGTAAAACTATTACTAAAGCTCACTTTATAGTGAGCTTTATGGAGTAGTTACAAAGTAACAAATATAAACTCTAAAAAAAAAAGGATTTCACAATGCTATACAATTCAATTAATACAGCGGAACAATTACAAAGAGAGTTTATTTCTTATAATAGAGATTATTACAGTTATGAGGCGTGCGATGCAATTATTGACTATTTCGATGAACTAGGCGAAAATGTAGAGCTTGACATAATCGGCTTATGTGGAGAATTTAACGAAGACACACTAGATGAGATTATAGGAAACTATAACATAGAGATAGAGGACGAAGAAAACAAAGAAGAGGAAGTAATGGCTTATTTGCAAGACAATACTTGGGCAGTTAAAACCATAGATGATAAAATTTTATACACTGTTTTTTAAGGAGCTAAGAAGATGAAAACATTATTAGAGCAATTTAACGAGATGGAAAAATATCCTATCATTGAGATTAATCTTGCAGATTACGGACTGAGCGAAGAAGATGAATATATAATTTATAATGTAACCGCAAACGATGAATTTTTAATGACTGATAATATAAAATTATTTTGGGATGAAGATTATTCAATAGATGAAAATTTGCAATATTTATTTGATTGTATTATAGAAAGGTTATTAAATGAAAAAGAAGATAATTAAATTAATAGGGCGCATTGATTACACACTCCAGAAATTAGCATATAGATATTTTTAATCTATATAGAGCCATAAAAAAATAATATGGCTCTAATATGGAATTAAATCCATAAATCAAAATAAAGGTTACAAGATGAAGAAGGCAGACTATAAAACTATTCCCGAACTATTGAGGAATAAAGAGAGTTTTAGAGGCTCAAGCGTAAATGCATATAGTAGTGGTTGGGGCTATATGGTATATAGTTATGATACTCTAATTTTTAGTATAGATAATAATGAGAACATATTTTTTGATAGTTGCAAATATAGCTCCACTACTTCAAGACTGCAAAACATAATTAATGATGTTTTTAACATAGTAAGGACAACGGAGATTAAATAATGGAAGTTAAGAATATTTTAGAAGCGATTAATCTTGCAGATTATGACGGTATTAAGAGGATAGAAATATCTATTGACGACTTGCAAGAGCTGAGGCACGAAATAATAAACCTATACAGCAAGGCAGAGATACATAAGAAAGAAATGGCACGACTTAGAACAGAACTAAATAAAATGTTTAGAGTTAAAAATATAAGCTTAGAGGCTTATAATAAAAAAGGGGAATTAATCTGATGTTATTAGATGATATTGAAAAAATAGAATTTTACAGTGGTTCAAAAAACAGCTTAAATACGGTAAGCGTTTCAGAGGTTGCAGATAATGAGCCATTAATCGGCTACTTAAAACGTAAATTTGAGCCTAAAAAGTCAGGCATCAGTCAGGCTACTTTAGGGAATATTTTTGATATAGGAATGAAACAAATCATTTTGGATCATAAAATAGGCACGTATGAAGTCGGGAAGAGGCTTAATTATAAAACCAAAAAAGGGGCAAATTTAACGGGCGAACCTGATATCATAGACCCTATAAATAAGGTTATTTATGACGTAAAACTAACTAAGGTTTATAAACACACAGTTATTTTAAAAGACCCTCTTGCTGATGCGTATGGCGTGCAAGTAAATCTATATAACCTTATGTTTGGCTGGGGTAGTGAAAGTTCCCTTTTACTTTTTATGGGATTAAAAGACCAAACAGAAGTTAAGCCAAACCAACCAAACGCTATTGAAGAAGTAAATATACCTCACATAAAAGAAGAAAAACTAATTGAAATGGTTGATGAATATTACGAAAAAGTTTTTTCTATGTTAAATAGTGATGAAAAAATACCCATTAAATGTGAAAATACGTTTGGAAATGATATGAGATGTAAATATTATTGCGACTATAACCACGTTTGCAATTATGGTAAAAAGTATAATTCCATAAGCTCAACTTGGTTTTAGTATAATAAAAAAATGAAAGATAAGGAAAACGAAATGATAGTAGATATAAGCACTATATGTTTATTCTTCCATAAATGGTCAAAATGGGAAAAGATTTTTAGAGTTTATGATTTTAATTGGTATCGATTTAGATACTGTACTAAATGCGGTAAAGTACAAAGTAGCATAATAAAGAAAAATGAAAGATAAAATTAAAAAAATTGATAGTTTGACTATCGATTTCAACAAATTCCCGCACGAAATTAGTTCCTATTCTGGAGCTAATTTTATCAAAAAATGGACTTTTTCTGATAAAAAAATAGCATTAGAAGCCTACAAGTCTATATGGAAAGAAATTCAAAAAAACAAAATTTAATACCAAAAAAGATGCAAATTTAAAAACTATGTCTCCGACATTGATGTCGGTAACATACCAAAAAAGATGCAAATTTTACTTTTAAAGGAAGAAAAGGTTATGAAGTTAAGACCATACCAAGAGGATATCGTTAGCAAGGTGCATAAAGAAGTAGAGGACAATGGTAAAGAGAAATTGATATATTCCCCTACAGGAAGTGGAAAGTCTATAATAATTGCAAAGTTGGTTCAAGACTTTGTGAACCAAGACCTGACCGTTTGCGTACTTGTTAATATATCAAAACTAATCCCTCAACTTATAGAACTATTTACAAGCCTAAACATAGAACATAATGTGTACAAAGCAGGAATGGATAAACACATTGGCTCAAAAGTTAGTGTAGTAATGCAACAGACTTTATATGCACGTTCTCATATAGATTTGAAGTGCGATGTTTTAATAATTGATGAACGCCACATTAGTTTTGATACAAAAAGTATGAATGATGTAATAGATAGATTAGAACCTAATCAAATAATAGGCTTTAGTGCCACTCCTATTGATGCTGACGGCTTTTTTATTGATGGGGTAGACATTATTCAAGGTTTAACAATAAAAGAGCTTACAGAGCAAGGATACTTAACTAGAATAAGAACTTTTGTTGCAGGATTTAGTGAGAAACTAGATTTTAGTGAGGTAAATGTAAAAGCTGGAGAGTATAATGAAGTTCAACTATCAAAAATAATCAATACAGATGAATACAATCAATCAGTATTTGAATCTTGGAATACTTTAGCCAAAGAAAGAAAGACTATTGTTTTTTGTACTGGTATCGAACACGCTGAAGCTATGAACCAAGTATACAATAGCAATGGTATCAAATCTGGTTTAGTACATAGCAAGATTAGTTCAAAGATTAATGATGATACATTTAAACAATTCTCAGATAATGAATTACAAGTTTTGTGCAGTATTGGAATGATATCTACTGGATGGGATGAACCAAGTGTGAGCTGTGTTGTAAATTGTAATCCTACTATGAGCAAGAGAAAATACTTACAACAAGTTGGTAGAGGTTGTAGACTTCATCACACAAAAACAGATACTTTATTGTTGGATTTTGCAAAAAATACAACTACTCACGGATTGTACGATGAACCTATACAAGAACATAGCGATAGAACTAACAAAAACATAGCTAGAAGCCACGATAATATATCAGGAATAGATTTACTTGTTCCAGACAAAGAGTCAGTTATAGAGCTTAATTCACGCCTTCAAATAAAAATGATGATAGAAGAAGTTAAGGACATAAAAAGAAAAGGTAACTTGAAAGACTTAATAGAGTTATTTGAGTCGAGCCAAGATATGAGTGAGCTATGCGAACTCATCGTATTGATAGATACTCTTTATAGTGGCAGAGAGAATGGAGTTCAATTGCCAAGATGGATTTCTGATAAATGGGAAAGTAAGTTGAACCAGTGCCCAGAACACAGAAGTAGATTTACTAAAGCATTTAAGACTAGAGCCAAAGCAATAGTCCAAAGTGGAAAGACAGTTCAGCCTAAGAAGATTGCAAGTCTATTTTATTTTATTGACTTTCTAATCGAAAATGCAAACAATGAATCTAATAGATGGTTTTAAATATAATTTTATAACTTTATTGGTTCAGCGTAAGCAACTCACAAAATTGTTATTTGTAATAATTTTAACTATATATTTTATTTTAAATATATCAACAAACTCACATCCCCTCCTTTTACCAACACGAAGCGTAAGCGTGAGTGTTGGTAAGTTTTCATTTATACTAGGAGATACCTTTAACAAGGTATCCCTTTAAGTAGGTATATAATATAGACGTCCCAAATTTTGGGATAAGAAACTCTGAATATCCCAAAATTTGACTCTGAATATCCCAAAATTTGACTCTGAATATCCCAAAATTTGGGATATGGAACATAAACAATATTTTATATTCTTTTTATATTAGTTTTATATTTAGTATGATACAATACAATACACCAAAACTAAAAGGAAACACAATGGAAACAAAATTAATCAAGGCAAGTAAAGCTGTCACTTTTACATTGAACGATGATGTTCTACGTATGCTTAAAGAATTGGCTGAAAAAAACTCAAACTCTATGAGCTATGAGATAAGAAGGTTAATTAAAGATGAGTATAGCAGAACAGTTACTAACTAACGGTTGGCAGAATGTAGGAATTATGGTTCAATATGCAAGAAAAAATATAAATGCTAAGAATAGGAATATTTTTATATGCTTAGTTGAAGAATCATTCGGATATGGTAATGCTAAAACATTACATAAAACTCAAGAATATTGGAGCAAATCCTTTGGAGTATCTAAAAATACATTCAATTCTCAAGTAAAAGAACTTTCAGATGATGGTCATATAAAAATAAACCATCAGAATGGACGTGTAGAAGGTGGTGGTTCAAAGTCATATTCATACAGTCCAATATTCCCGAAGAACGCTAGGATATGGATTAAGAGTCAAAAAAATGAACCTGAAATAATAACAGAATTAAAGGATGCACAATGGTAATAATTAATTTTATAGATGGTACATCAGAGAAATTTGGTGAATTCTCAACATTGGTAAAATGGGATACAGATGCTCAATGGGCTATATTCGATATGGGCGATGAAGCTACATATTATTATAACATAACGTTTATTAAGTCAATAGACGTATTGGAGGATAAATATGAATAAGCCGTTATTTATAAGACATATGGAGAACTATATAGTAGATAAATCTAGAGACTATATAGCTTACGAAATAGTTGAGAGTGCAATATTCTATCAGCTATCAGCTATTGCTAATATGGTTAAAGGTGTACGATATATACGCTATGATGATAGTGAAGATGATGTAGCTCGTATAGTAAATTACTTTAGTGTTGTGTTGGCTCCAAGTGGTAGAGGTAAAGACTTTACAATGGATAAGGCAGAAAGTATATTTAGTGATTTTTTATCAAACTATCGTAAGAATATTAAGACTCAGTTTGATAAGGAATATTCAAAAGTAGCTGAATATACTGAAGTAGATATTACTAATCCAAACTATCTTTTGCCAAGTGGGTTCAGAACCTCTATTGATGGTACTCCTGAGGGCTTCCAAAAGCTAATGCAAGGAATGAGTATATTGCCTACATTCAGTGTAAATATATTTCACGGAGAACTTTCAGATATATTGCTAAATGCTGATATGTTATCACGTATAAAAGAAGCTTGGACTAAAGGAACTGCAAAAGGAAAAACTACTGCATCAGGTGGATATTTTGATGTAGAGGGAGTTCCAGTAAACGTATCTCTTCACGGTGCGCCATACGGAATTATGAACATACAAAATAAACTTGATAAACTTAAAGAGGAGATAATACAAGGATTTGGGAGACGTAGTTTTTTCTTTATGCAAAGTACAGATAAGATTATTAAGAACAGCAAATATAAGACTATGAATGATTCTGATAAAAACGAAATGATGCAACTAAGTACAATGTTCTTTGAGCTTAGTAAAGCAGGAAGAGAAATTATAATATCAGAAGAAGCATCTTTAATTCTAAGTAACTATATATTAAATCTTATTGATGAATATAATGATGGAGACCTACATAATCAGATAAAGCAGACTATTATTGGTTCAGAAACTAAGATTGAAAGGTTAGCCTGTATTATAGCTATGGCTGATTTTAGTGCAATAGTTTCTGAGGAACATATGGAATATGCCATTGATTTTGCAAATAGAACCAATACGTGTATGGAGCAGATAGTAAAGGGATATCCTATACACATTGATATATTTAATAGAATATCCACATCTCCAAAAGGACGACCAGATTTAATACAAGAAATTAGAGGATTATCTAATATAAAAATGTTTAATGATTATATGGGGCTTACTAAAGAATATGCTATTTCACAAGGTTGTATAGTTATTGAAGAAGGAGATGCACTTAAAGTTTACAGAGCAGAGCCTCTTCCTTTAACAAATCTAAATAAGATGATTATATCAATATGTGCTATCAAGCTTAATAAAATAGAACAATCAATTGACTTTAAGCCTATGAGAATTCCATTCTTAGGAGAAGGTCAATCTATAGAAAGCCTAGTTAGATCAAATATAGGTTGTTTTACTATGGCTCATTATGAACCTACTGATAATGCACCACACGGGCATAGAAGAGCAGAAAGTTTTATATCTGGACAAAATATGATAGCTATTGATATTGATTCAGGATTGCCTCTATCAACTGCTAAGGTACTATTGAAAGATTATTTGTGTTTAATATATACAACTAAGAGCCATCAGAAAGAAGGTAAAGGGGATAGATATAGAATAGTAATCCCTACAAACAAAGAATATTTTGTTACATCAGAGCAACATAAAGATATGATGGATAACGTAGCAAAAATTCTTGGAGTTGAAATATATGATAGACAAACTAGAAATGTATCACGACTTTGGTATACAAATGAAACTGGAGAAGTATGGGTAAATAAAACTAATAAGCTATTTGATATTACTAAGTGTATACCTTCAATGGAGATAAGTAAACAGCTTATGAATAAAATTGAAGATGTGGAAATTCTAAATTTAGATGATAGAGTTGCTGGTATATATAGATGGTTCTTCTTGACAACAGCAGAAGGAAACAGAAATGACTCTAGTTTTAGAATAGTTAAAATGATGCGTGATTTAGGAATTAGCAGTTCAGACATAGAACAACATCTTGTATCAATGAACCTAATGTTAGATTCTCCATTGCCAGATAGTGAAATTCGTACAATTTTACATTCAGCACTTAAATAAAGGATATTTACAAAACTACTTAAATTTGCAAAAAGTTTAAGTTTTATTAAAGTTTATAAATGCTACAATTTCCCTACAACAAAAGAAGAGTCTATCTCTTCCTTTGAGTTTCTTAATTTACAAGCCTAAGATAAAGATAGGGTTAAATAAAATTTATGGTCTTTAAATGAACCATATAATACTTTTTTAAATATTTCGATATAGTTACTCATAACATTTCCTTTATTTTATAAGTGTTGGGATTGTTAGATTGAGTGCATCTATTGGCTGTAAAACTTCTGATGCCTCAATCGCCTCTATGTTACCTACTATATGTATGTTCCCCCAACCTGAACCAAGTCCCTACCTATGGGACTTCTGTTCATATTAATAACCGTTATGATATCTATATCTAAATAAATGTTTTATTGAGTACATAAAGTCATCCAACATCGCAAAATCAGTCACTAAGAACTTTTCACTTTGCGAATATTATAAGTAAATGGTAGTGGATTAGCCTTTGTACTCTATAAAGCATTTAGCTTTAAAGGAGTAAATATGTATATAGTAAATGGAGTCGACCACGAGTTGATAGATGAAATATATCAAGAGACATTAGAACTAGAAAAGGAAAGTAAAGATGGAAGAAATTAATAAAATAAAAGAATTTGTTAAAAAACACGATAAAGATTGGGTAGCAGATTGGAACTGTAGCTCTCAGTTTAAGTGTTACATATTCTTTGCTCACATACAAAAAGAGTATAGACTTGATTGGACAAGATCTTTAGAAGTTTATGGGGCTATATATATGTCAGAAAGATGTGCAAAATTACTTATTAGAAAACTAAATAGAGATGAGATAACCCTATGAAAAAGGAAAATAAAGATGAGAAATAATTTAGATGCAAATGAGTATTATTTAAATAAGTATATGGATAAACTTGATAAAAGTGAAAGAATTGAAGAAGAATTTAATTCTGAAATCGAATATGATTTAGAACAAATATTAGAACATTGCTGCACTATCAAGAGACTGTCAATTAATTATGAAAATGAACATAGTTTAGAGTTTAACGCTAAAGAGATAATAATTCAATTTATCTCAGACAACCTATAAAGGAGGACAAATAATGAAAGCAATTGTAGTAGAAGATGAAATACATCATAAATTAACAACGCTAAAGGTAAAGTATAAATTTAAAACATATACTAAGCTTTTTGAGTATTTAATTAGTATTGAAGAAGAAGTAGAAATTGAAGCAGAAGAGTAGAAAGGATAAAGTATGAAAATAAAGTCATTGGCAGATTCTATTACACATAATGGAATAAAGGTATTATTATTTAGTGGTTCAGGGAATGGAAAAACATCAATGTTAAAGACAGCTGGTAAAACACTTCTTATCTCGTTAGAGAATGGAGAGCTATCATTATCTGGTGCTAAAAATATAGATGTATTAAGTCCTAAAAGTATGGCTGAACTAAGAGAGTGCTACACGATAGCAACGGAGAATGTAGATAAGTATGATACGGTAGCTATTGATTCTCTTACGGAGTTAGGAGAGATGATTGTAGCAGAACTAGGAAAGAATCCAGAGTTTAATTCAGCAAAAGATGGGTTTAAGTTATGGGCTAAGTATAGTGAAGATATGTACGCAGTAGCAAAAGCATTTCGAGATTTAAAAGGTGTAAATGTAATTATCATAGCACTTGCAGAAACAAGAAAAGAAAACTTTGAGGATAGATTATATCCTATGATACCAGCTCAAAAGATACAATTAAAGCTCCCTGCACTGTATGATGAAGTTCTATATCTTGCAGTTGATGGAAGTGGAACAAGAAGTATAATTACAAATCCTACAAGCGGTATTTTAGCCAAAGACCGTTCAGCTCGTCTAGATCCTATTGAAGAGCCAGATTTTCAAGTAATCTTTAAAAAGATAAATGGAGAAATTAAATGAAAATAGAAATGGGAAAGAAATATACTTCCAATGGAGAAGAAGTACGCATATTATGTACAGATAGAGAATGTACACTTGAATATAAAGTTGTTGGTGTATTTAATAATGGAAGTATAAGATATTTTGGAGTAAATGGAGAGAGTGTATTTGACTCTAGATATAATTTACAAGAAGTATTACAACCACAAGAGGTATGGGAGCCACAAGCTGGAGAATGGTGTTTATTTTGGAATAATAAGGAATCTAAAAATGCTATTCTAGATAAATGTGTGGGGATATCAGGGTCTGGACTATTTAAAACCTCACACCGTACTGATTGGAAACATTGTGCAAAATTTAATGGAGAACTTCCAGAACACTTAAAATTAAAAAAAAAGGATATTAAATGAGTTGGTTTTTAGAAGAAAATGATGTAAAAGTTGCTGAAGAGCTATACGCACCTAAAGGTGGAAATAATAATGGAGAGAAAGTTGTAACTATTAAGTACGTGTATATCCTTGACTCAGGTTCAAGTAAAGCGAAAGCAATGGTTATTGAGTATGAACACGAAAATAAGTTTAGAGGTCAAGAGCGATATTGGTTTATCGATAAAGTTACTGGAAAGCCTAAGAAAGAAGATGGAAAGCCAACACTTGGTGCATTACAAGTTGCTAACTTTTTTGGAGCATTAAAAATTGATCCAAATTCAATTAAGCCTCAGAAAACTACAATAAAAGTTTTTGGTAAAGAACAAGAGATGCCAGTTTTTAGAGAACTTTTTGATAAGCCAGTCAGAGTAGTTATTCAAGCTAAAGAAGAGGAACATCACATTACTGGAGAGATTATGGAAGTTGATGAAGTTATTGGTTGGTATGATGTAGCAACTAGAAAGAATAAAAAAGAGTTAGCAGATGAAAAGTCAGTAGCTAAAGATATTGAAAGTGCAATTAAGCGTTCTGAAAAAGTGAGAAAACTTAAAGTTAAAAAAGTAGCAACAACTTCTAATAGTGGTAGTGAGAACCAAACTGCTGGGGATGCGTTTGGATGGTAAGGTTATCCTTACCCATCTACTATACTTATGGAAAGAAAACTGTTCTATACTCTTCTAATTGGAGTAGGAACGCAAATTTTCATATTCTAAATAAATCTAAAGTATATTATGAAACATTAGTTTCAGACAAGTTAATAGAACTTGAACCAATACAGGGTAAGTTTAGAGTTAGATATACATATTGGTATAAGAACAAAGCAAGCGATGGTTCTAATGTAGTAAGCCAGATAGAGAAGGCATTTCTTGATGCTATACAAAAGATAGGTTTAGTAGAGAATGATAATGTAATGTTTCATTATGGTTCTTGTTGGAGAGTAGGTGGGATTGATAAAGAAAATCCTAGAATAGATATAGAATTAATAGGAGAAGAAGAATGAAAAATTTTTATTTGGTATATAACGTTGAAGAGAATCAAGTATATGGTTCATTTGATACAACAGACGAAGCTATAAAAAGTGCTAAAAAGCTAGCAGAAAACAATGCAGGAAAAAAAGAGTTCTATGTGTGTAGTGGACTTTATGGTTACAGCTCCAGAATTATTATTACTGAACCAGAGTTTATTTGTTTAGAATCGAGCCAAGAGATTTTAAATGATGATAAATAAAGAAGACAAGATATTCCTTGCAATATTATTTGTTACTTTGATATTCACGTATTTTATATTTTCAATTAAATGAGAATAAATGAAGCCAATCTACAAAATTATATTAGTTTCTTTAATCATAGTTAGTTACTATCAAAATAAATCCATAAACGAATTGAAAGAAAGTGCGAATAAAATAGAAAACATAAATATAATCCTTCCTAAATCTTCGTTTGGAGAACTAGAACAAATACAGAAGAACCATAGGGCAATGGTTATAGCGATTGCAATGACAGAATCCAATTCTAGTTACTCTGTAAAGCATCCTGCAAGCGATACGGTTGGCATCGGTGGGATTAAGCCTTCCGTTTGGGATTTACAGTGTAATATAAACAGCTTACGAGCTATTGATGAAGTAATTACACACCTAGAGAAACAAGACAAATCCCCTTATGAAATAATCAAGGCTTATAAAGGTGCTAAAATTAATTTGAAGAGTACTGAACAGTGTTGGGACTTTTACCAAAGATTAAGAGGTGTACTATGACACGAGAAGAAGCTATTAATGAAGCCTTATTTGCAGCGAGGCTTGTGCACCATAAATCGGAGAAGAAGCTAAGCAATTTGATTAATAAGATATACGATCAACAAGAAGAAGCTAAATTTATTGCTCAGATGAAAAGAGTAAGTAGCTTATTAGTGCCTCAGAAAACATTAGAAGAGGCTAACAACTTAATAGACGCTGTATTTATGATTATTGCAGAAGCTATTGAAAATAGTGAAGACAGAAAATTACAAAACAAAGGAAGACAAATAAAATGGGATACTTACTCATCTGTATGATATATACTCTTGAAGTACCACAACCAACAGTTTTTAATCAAGTGCTTGCAAATAAGGCAGATGTAGAAAAAACAATAGTTGCTCTTAAGAGTATGGAAGAGAACACGGATTGTGTTACTTTAAAAATAAAAATATAATGGAAGTTACAAATAAAGAATTAGTATCTGCTGGTAATTTAAAGCCTAATTTTAGTGCTACAACAATAATGTATCCAATTAGATACAAGTCATTTAATAAAACACTGGTTGCTATATATTTAACTAGCAAGTTAAGAGAAGCAATAGAAGCTAAGATTGCAAAGAATATGGACCCATATAATAAGCACAAAATGATGAAGTCATTAGCTCCCATACTAGAAGCAATAGATAAAATAGAGAAAGGTAGAGAATGAAAAAAGAATGGTTACTCACTGAAGATTTAGAAAGATTAGGATATCCCTTTCATACTGCAAATAATTTGTCTAACAAGGCTCGAAGGTATGGTATTGCAGAAAAAACATTTACTTCATATAGTAGGAATAGAACTCATATATGTCCTCGCAGAGCAATTAGTATATATGATTTAATAAGTTATTATACTAGACAGATAGAGAAGTATAAAGGAGTAAATAATATGGTTCAATTTATCCCTAAGTGGATGAAGTATAAAAATATTTTAGAGAAGGAAATAAGATGAAAGTAAAGTTAGTAAATGTTCCAGTGCTTGACTATGTGGATATGGCTATTGGAGAATTTATGGTATAATTACTATAAAGGTTAGAATAAAGGTAATACAAATGGATACATTTAAAATTATAAGTGGGTTTAGTAGATATGCAATATCAGAAAGTGGAGATATTAAACGTCTTGAATATACATCAATGCAGTATCAACCATCTGCTGGTAATATGGTTGAATATACTATGCCAGAGAAGATGATAGTTCCGTGTGGTAAACAAAGATATAATAGAGTATCACTTACATCAGATGATGGAAAAAGAAAAACATTACTTGTGCATAGGTTAGTAGCTTTAACTTTTATTGGAGTAGATGAAGATAATAGTAAAATATTTGTTAATCATATTGACTCAAATACATACAATAATCATATATCAAACCTAGAATGGGTAACTCAATCAGGTAATGTTATACACGCTATTAATGCTGGTAGAAAAGTACCAACACAAAAACAAAGAGAATGTGGAGCTACTACTATAAAACAAAATAGTAAAGTTAGAATAAAATTCAAAGATAAAAGTGTTGTTGATAATATCAAGTTAAGAATAGCTGATGGCGAGAAGATGGTTGATTTATCAAGAGAATATAATGTATCTATTGATACTATTTATAGAGTTAAAAAGGGAACAAATGAATGTTACGCTAATTGAAATTGGTGGTGGACTCAAGGCGATAGACCACAGTATTGGACTTTGCTACGCAAAATACGATTATACAGACCCTGAAAAGAGAGATAATCGTATTACCAAAGTAGCTTTAAAACATAAGCACTCTAGTGTACTAGAGTTTGCTACATTCACTTTTGACATATCAGCTAGCACCAAAGTATTACTTGAAATGACTCGGCATCGTATGGCTAGCTATGCTTGTCAATCAAGTAGGTACACATTAAATAAGACTGATATAGTATTTGAAAGCACAGGCGATGATACAGTAGATGCACTGCTTTCGTCTTGGAAGTTAGTCTTAGAAAATATGATTTCAAAAGGTAAGTCAAACGAAGTGACTTCACTTATGCTTCCACAAGCGTTTCAATACAACTGGACAGTAATGTTTAATGCAAGAAGTCTAAAGAACTTCTTAGAACTTAGAAGAAGTAAATCTGCGCATTATCACATCCAAGCGGTTGCAGAAGAAATGTATAAAGTAATACCTGATGAACTCAAATATTTATTTCAAGAAGGAAAAGAAAATGATTAAGCATATTGAAAATATAGCTAAATTTAATAAGGATCGTGGACTATTAGATAAGGGATTAAATATTGACTTAGAGAATAGTTTTCTATTGTCTGAGGAGTTAGAAACATTAGATGTATATGCTATTGGTTCAGAACTAGGATTAAATAATAAGTCACACGATGAACTAGCAAAACAGATAGTAACTCAATATACAAAACAATTTAAAAACAGAGAGGAAGAGTTAGTTGAATACGTAGATAAGGTAATTGACCACTTCTTCTTCGGGGTAGGAGCTATGCTAAAAATAGGTCTAACACCAACACAGATAGAGTATCTTTTTGAGTACGTTGAAAGTGCAAATAATAATAAACCAAAGAAAAGTATAGATGGAAAAGTTATAAAAGATGATAGCTTTATTGATCCAAAATCTGAAATAAATCGAGTAGTAAGGACTTTAAAAAAATGATAGTAGATTTAGATAAAGTAAAAGATAAAATTAGTAGTATGGGAAGAGATGAACTTTTAGAGTACGGTATAACCATATCTACTAGTGAATTGAATAGGGAGTCAAAAATAGCTATCTATCAAGAAATAGATAGTAGAATAGATTATTTAGATAGTATTGGAGATGCAATGGTAATTGATAGTGAAATTGAAAGTTTTTCGGACTTTGAATTATGACAGCAACTAATTATAAACTAGAAAAAAATCGTGAGAGATTTCTTGTTAAAGAAGATGGCGTAGTAGTTAGCAACGGATTTTTGAATGAAATGGACGCATTGCACAGCATTTGGGTAATGAACAAAGAAATACCTACTCATTTCTATATAGAGCGTGATATGGATGTGTACTTAATTGATAAGGAAGAAGAATGAAAAATAATATTGAGCCAAGTCATTACACTAGTATGAGTATTCCACCTAATGTTTATATAACAGAAAACAACTTATGTTGGGAAGTAGCTAATGTTATAAAATATGTATCTAGGTTTGAGAATAAAAATGGCTTAGAAGATTTGTTAAAAGCAAAGAAGTATATTGACCTACTAATTGAAAGAAAGTATCCAGATGGAAAATAATATTACAGATACATCAAAACTAAGGGCTATAATCGTATCTTCATTCATTATGGAACTATTACGTCATCTTGGAAAAGAAGATGCTCATAAGCTAAGCGTGATTAGATTTAGACAACTAATATCTAGTAAGCTATGCAAAGAACCAAAGGGATATGCAGAAATATCTAATAGGGCTTGGAAAAATGGAACAGTAGATGTTGCAGAAAAGAATTATAAATATTCTATATCAACTATAATAGAGTCTGTTTATTATAATGCACTAAATGATATGCATAAATATCTTGGAGTAGATTCTGAACTAATGTTAGGTCGTATGATGATGAAGCTCCCTGCATATAAAGATGGGGTAAAACATAGCTATGAACTAGCAGACGCTTTAAATAAAGCAGTAGAAAAAGAAGTGTATAGCTACATCAAAGAACAAGGATAAAGAATGATTACAAGTGAGTTTATAGATAGAAAGATGAATACTATAATACAAGGAGATTGTATTGAGATTATGAAACAAATACCAGATAACTATTTCGATGTAATCATAACAAGCCCTCCATATAACAAAGCAGGGTTTGAGGGGTTTTTAAGAAAAAGACATAGTTCTGACTCGTGGAAACAAAGAAATGTTGATTATGGAAAGGTTATAGAAAATGACTTTATGGATGAAGAAAAATATAAAGAATGGCAGATAAATTTATTAAATGAAATGCACAGAATAATAAAACATAATGGAAGTATTTTTTATAACCATAAAATTAGAATAGCAAATCACGGAGCATCACATCCTATAGAATGGATATTAAAAAGTAAGGCTAATTTCAGACAGCAGATAACTTGGGATAGGAGTAGTAGCCCAGCGGTAGCACCTATTAGATTTTTACCAAATACAGAACTTATATTTTGGCTAACAAAAGGAAAAGTTCAGCCTAATTTTACAAGAAATAAACAGATTGATTTTTTAGGAGAAGTTTGGAAGATAAGCGCAAAATCAAATCCAAACCACCCAGCACCATTTCCAATAGAGATACCTCTAAATATATTACCAAATATTAGCGGAGATATAAAAGTATTTGATCCATTTATGGGAAGCGGAACTACGGCATTAGCGTGTCAGGAGCTTGGCTTAGAATGGTGTGGATGTGAGATACATACAGATTACATAGAAATAGCAAACAATAGATTAAAAGGAGTACAAGGAAGCCTATTCTAAAATAAATTAATATCCATATTATTGGATATTAATTGTTACATCTTTAGTATTTTCTTCTTTTGGTTCAAAAGAATATTTTTTGCCAAAGCTATCATTTAATACATCTATTCTATCTTGAAATCTAGTTATCTCTTCATCTTCTAAAGTACCTAAATTATATTCTTCATTTAATTCTTTCTTATTATCAGATACCCATTTATCAAGTGTTTTACTAATATATAGTTTTTGCTTCTCTTCAGATATATGCGCAGATTGTGTACCTAATATAGCTTTAGATATAGACTCGGCTGTACTACGTTGAAGGTCAACTCCATTTATAGATTGTAAACCACCACTTTTAGTCAATAGGTCAGTATCATAAATTGCTGAATCTATATCCTTAACAAATACTGGAGTCATAAAGTTATCAGCAATTCCTTTATGAACATTGCCCATTGCAAATTGTTTCATAGTATCACTTTGATCCCATACATTTTTAATATATGAACCAGATAGATAAGGTAAGTTAGCTTCTGCTGAACCAGATAAGTCTATACCAGCCATTGCTTTAGGAAGTCCACCAGATAATAGTTCACTCATAAAGTCGTCTTTAGCTTTTTGTGTATCGAATACAGTTGGTTCATTACCTAATAGTTTTTGCATTTCATTTATTGCTGCAAAGAATGGAATTGATAATGCTCCACCAGTTAATCCCATATATGAGTTCATAAGTATAAAAGCCTTGAATCCACCTACTGCATCTTTAAATTCTACATCACTCATAGTTCCAGCATTATTGGCTTTTCTTACTTTTTCCATTGCATATCTTGCTGTATCCATTGCATATTTAGGGTATAAACCAAGAAGTTGATGTGATACATAGGTTTGAAATGGGAATACAGTTCTAATACCTACTGCTAATCCACCACTACCTCTTTCCATACCGCTTCTATTCGCTGCACCATACGCACCATTTACTCTTTCTGATATATGTTCTGCTAGAGCCAATGATGTATCGAGGGTAGTAGCTCCTTCTCCAATATATTGTTTATCTATTGCATCTTTTAAAACACGACCATCAGTTCTTTTTATCATATCAGCAGTAGTTAATATAGATGATATTCTATTTATTCTTTCAGAGAAAGTCATTGGCATCATACCAATATTATATATCTTACCTAATATTCCACTAGCTTTACCAATATCCTGAAACTCTTTTGTTAGTACATCAAGAGTAACCCCATTATTAACAGATGCTTTCAACAAATCCAATGCTTCTTTATCTAGTCCATATGTATTTTTAGAATTATTTATAAAATCAGAGAAACTTTTATATACTAATTCTCCATTTTTATCTTTAGTTCTTAATTCTTTAATATACTGAGCCATAATCTTTCCTGCAATATGGTTCGCCTTAGCTACTATCTTATGTGACTCTACTATTCCAAAACCTTTTTCTGCTGTAACTGCTAACTCATTTGAGAAGTTAAGTAGTTTATTTACTATTGCTACTTTTGCAATTCCAAAGAATTGTCTTACACTACTTGCTGCGGCTACCTTATTTGCACTTCTTTCAAACCCAGTAGCTACCCGCATAAACTCTTCTAATTGTTCTTTTCCTTGTCCTTTAGTCCAACTATCTTTTATTTCACTTATTGCTTCATACGCTCTTGATGCTATTTGTATATTAGAATTTGCTTTTGCAGATTGATGGCTATAATTAAGTAGTCCTTCTCTCATAGCATTCACATCTTCTTTCATACCTCCTATATAGTCTTGTCTTTGAATCGTATGTCTTGATGCAAATGAAGCAGTATCAGCTTCCTTTTTAAAATTAGCTATCATTGGGTCAAAAGTTATGTTAGCCTTATTAATCATTTTTTTTATTTTATCTTGCTTCTCTGCATCAGTTAAAGATTTACTCCAATTTATTCTATCTGTACTAGAAGATATTACTTGTTTTTTATAGTCTGCAATATCATCTGCTGTATTATACAAACCTCTTCTGTCTGTTGGTCTTTGTTCAACCTTTTCAATTCTCAAACTATCTGCATTTACGGTTCTACTATTTTCTTTTTTTATAAGTTCGTTAAGTAAAGAGTTCTTTATTGCTAATTTTTCTTTCATTTCAGCTGTTGCAGTTATACTTTTTTTATTATTTCTTTCAATTATTGTTTGTAGATTGCTTGTTTTATTTGCAACTTGGTCTTTTAGTGCTAATTCTGCTCCTTTTAAAGCCTCTGCTTTTATAGCACTTCTCTTTGATAATGAATCTATTACATCTATATGAGTTCTATATAGTGCTTTTCCATTCATATCTTGAACCACTACTTTAAGTCCACCATTACCTCTAAACCTTTCTATCCAACCAACTCTATAACCTTTAGCAATTTGAAGTTGAGCTATTCTTTCATCTCTGCTTAGATTTGTATCTTCATTTATTAATCTTTTTAGATTTTTTTTGTTAGTAGCTATTTTTGCTTTTTCCATAAAAGATTTTACTGTTTTAGTATAATCTTCTAATTCTTTTCCTTTTAGTTTTAACTCAGCACTAGCCATTAACCCATCTTTAAATGTAGAATTAACTACATCTCTATACCCGTGATAAGCATCTATCATATTTTGTGAATAGCCTTGCTTTCTCATAAGCTCATCACTCATTAGAAATCCAGCTTTATCTGCCTGAATCATATCTTTATTAATTATTGTTGCTTCTTCTTTTGAAGTATCTGCATATTTTCTAAAATCTACTTCTCTCTTAGATAATAGTTTGTGGTACAATCCTTGTGCTTCGTTTATGATAGATTGCAATTTTCTTAACTCTGGGAAATGTTCTGCAAGGTCTTTAGCTTTTACTACTGCAGCTAATGCATTCCTAAGCATATTGTTATTTTTAAGTATATCTTTTCCAGTTTCCTTGAAGTTGTCACGTAGGTTCTCTTTTAACTTTACATTACAGTCACTAGGCATATATTATCCTTTACAATTTATTATTTTTTTTGCAAGATTTAAGTTGTCTGCAAACTCTTTTACTTCTTTATCTGAACCAACTTCATCTGACCAGTCTTTAACTATAATTTTATCTCTTTCAGCTTTAACATCATTTAGTTCTTTAATGCCATCATCTATTTGTCTTTGACCTTCTCCAGTCATTTCATCTGCTTTACTAATTTTATTTAAAGCAGATAATCTTCTTCTATCTAAAGTTGTATCTCCAATAGTATGTTGGTTCTCTGCATCAAATAGCGTATTAATCTTTTTATCTACATATTCTTTTGAATGTTCTCTGCTTCTAAGTTCTAAATCGTGACTTAAATTATTTAATGCTTTAGATGCTGTATCATTCATCTTTCCATCTGTTTGTGCTTTTCTTATAGCTTTCACATCACTAGAAGTAATACCAAACCTTGCATCATAATTTGGCTCATATACAGCACCAGTTTGATAGTCTAAATTTCCTTGTCTTTTACTTACAAGTTTTTGAGAATTAGTTATATCTTTTGCTTGTATATTTTCTCTTTCATTCAGATGCTCATAAAAATGTGGATTTTGAGATAGTTCATTTAACTTTTTCATATCTTCAGAAGGAGTAGTTTTAGCTTCTGGCTTATTTAAAGTTTCAAATGTATCAGCATTTTTACCAGCATTACGAATTGCTTGTGCATCTTCAAATGATTTATTATCCTTAAAATAATTTAGCATTTCATCTTCTGCTTGTTTATCTGATAAATTTGAATCACTATTCTCTTTTATCTTCTGCTTCATATCTTCCATTTCTTTTGTTAAATCAGTAGCTCTTGAAAACTTCTCTTCAATAGAAGCTTCTCCAAATGGTTTTCTTTGCTCATCTAATCTGTTAAGAGCTTCATTTGTGTTTAGTAAATCATTTTTCTTGAGTACATTTGGTTCCCAATCTTTTTGAATAGAACCATCATTTATATTTTGTTCAGGTGTTGAATTATCTTTTGTGATATCATTTACTTTATCTTCTAATGATTTAGGAGAACCATCTGCATTTACATTATTAGTTATAGGATTATTTTGTTCATTACTTCTTTTATCTAAATAATCCCTAGCTGCTTGTTGTTGGTCTGGTGGTAGTTTAGATATTTCATCTTCCATATCAGCATTATTCTTCATATTATTGTAGATACTTGGCTCATTTTGTCTATCAGGAATAATATTACCATTCGCATCTTGCATTGGTACTGTTTCAATATTAGCTTCTGGTTGCGCATTTAATTTATCTTCAAATGGTATAGCATCATATTGAGCTTTCTTTGCTACTTCCAATTGAACTGCATCTTGCATATCTGCTTGTTGTTGTTGTGCTTGTTGTGATGTTTGTTCTTGTTTCAACTCTTCAGCATTTTTAGCGTATTCCGCTGCATTAGCTAGAGTAGTATTGGCTTGTCCTCTTGCAGATTCGGTAGCTCTTTGTACATTACTACTATTAGCAGTATTCCAAGCATCTCCATTACCAGTTAGTTTAGAAAATGCTTTACCTAATAATGCTCCAGCTGCTCCAAATGCTGCACCTTGTTCAGTTGATTCTAATGGACTATATTTAGTTCCCTGCATATAACTTTGTGTTGCATTATATCCATTCATACCAGCAGCACCTTCTATAATGCCAGTTGCTATTCCTCGAACAGTAGGATTAAGACTTGCAGTTACTGGATTATTTAATAGTCTTTGTGCAGCACCTAAAACAGATGGAGCAGCTTCAATTGATTCTATTCCAGTTGATAATAATCCCTTTGCTAAGAATCCGCCCATACCACCAGTAACTGCCATAGCAGCAGTAGATATTGGGTCAGCAGTCATTTCTATTGCACCAGTTCCAAATTCTTTTAATAAGGCAGATGCTTTCGTTGTTAATGGAGCATTACTTGTGGCTCTATCAGGCTGATATAGTTCATTGCTAAGCTGTGTTTTTACATTATTTAATCTATCAGCAGCATCATCATATCCTAAGTGTCTTGCAATACCCGACATAGAACCAGAAAAACCTCTACCAGCAGCAGCTCCAATTGAATCATACCAAGGCACTGCATTATCTTTTATGAAGTTATTTCTCAATATCTGTGTATCTTCTGGATTACTACTTCCATTATTTACATATGTATCAAAAATCCTACCAGCAACGAATTGTTTATCTTTATCATCTAATTGCTTAAATGCATCACTATTTATAAGTTGTTTTGAAAAATCTTGTGGCATATTATTACTCTATGCCAAAAGGATTAGTAATACTGGCATTAGGATTTTTCATTTGTTGCACTATGAATTGGCTGTATTGTGGTGACTTTTTGTCAATAGTTTGTCCAGTTTCAGAATCTAATACTGTACCATTATTTAATACTTTAAAACGACCTTTATCTACTTGTTCCTGTTTAACACCTAACGTACTATCAAACTGATTCCCTCTTTGAGTTATTAGTCTGTTTTGAGTTATATCGCTATTATGAGCAGTATCTGCCTGAGTATCTATTCCGTGTATAGTTGCGCCAACTCCAGCCATTTTAGCATTATAGTCTAGGGCAGCAACCTTTAATTGATTGTCTGTAAGACGTTGTTGGTAATCACGAGTATTATCATCTGACCTAATATTATGGTCATTAGTATTGTTTACGCTTAGTAGATTAGTTTGTGAATTAGTAACCCCAGTTTGAGCATTAATTAAATTACTTGCTGCATTTGATGTATTAGCAGCAGAGTTTTCTCGTGCAACACCTAGGTTATTTTTATTATTAATATCAGTAGTTAACCCTTGCAATTGTGCAATCATCTGTGGAGAAGCAAACTGAGCAAGTGCTCTAATTTTAGGCATATTTACATCATAGTTACTTGTATTAGTATTACTAAGTAAACTAGATATGTATTGGTTCGCTTGGTCTTGTTGGCTAGATACTCTTTCAGCAGCAGCATTAGCTACTAACTTATCCACTCCACCAGTTACGGCGTTAGTTCCAAGTAAAATATCTTTTACATCATAAGGCGCATTTCTTCCAGTAAAACTTGCAACTTGTTGATTATCATAATATCCCATAATATTTTCCTTAATTAAGCTGGAACATAAGTTCCGCCAGAAGCTTTAGCGAAAGCAGACTTATTTGCATTTTCAGAATTGAGAACTCTTCTTTGCATACCTTCTTGACGTTTTTGGTATTCTGCATTTTGATATGCACCATATAGTCCTGCGATACCACCCATAACTGAACCAGCGCCACTAGCAATTCCGCCTGCTTGTTCCCAACCAGATTTCTGACCCATACTTGCAAGTGTTTGTGCTTGCTGTTCTTCGTGAGTTAAACTATCCCATTGCTGTTGTGTACCATTAAAATTGCTAGGCATATTCTGTGAAATAACTGGATTATATGTGCTTGATTTCTTTACTCCAGCACCATTATTTCCAGCAGTTCCTAAGTCTCCAAACATATTTTCAGTAGGTGTTTGTGGTATGGTAGGTAGTTGTGATGCTGCTTGCATAGTAGGAGCACCATCTGCTATTGTAGTTTGGTTTTGATTAAACGTACCACTATTATTAGATGGTAAGTTAAATGGACTATTTACATTGCTATAATATTGTTCAGCAGATGGATTATTAAAGTTATTATTAGTTGGTAAGCCATATGGATTGTTTGCAATTCCATTAGCATCTACGTATTGATTTGAAGCTTGATTATTATTCCAAGTATTAGCTTTCTTTTGACCCCAATACTTAAAGTTATTTCCGTATCCTAAATCCATTGTTTGTTCCTTATTAGTAGAATAATAATTTCCTCTAATGAGGAAACTATATTATACTTTAGATACTATATATTTATTTACTTCTTCTGTTTTAGCAAACCCATTTTCATCTTTTTTAAATCTAATTGTTTTAAGGTCTTTAATCATATTATATACTGGTACTGGAATTTCTATCTCTTTACCAAATATAATAAAACACTGATACTCATTAATACCAATAGCCAAGTCAATCTCATCTTCATCTCTTGTTTCAATAATACAAGCTACGGTAGGAAAGTCCTTAATTCTTTTTCTAGGTTCTGGTCTAACCTCTAAGACAATTGGCTCATCTTCAATATCTGGAATATCTGAAAGTCCAAGTTCTTCTATCTTATCGTTAATTCTTTCCATCATACCATCTTTTGTAGATACTCTTTGATATCCTGCAATATTTAGCTGTTTAGCTACCTTCTTCATATCTCCAAGTGTTAAACTTGAAATATCTTCAATCTTCATACATTTCCTTTTTATTTTAAATTAATACAATTATACCATTTATATATATGGCACAAGTGTATCCTCCGAAGAGGACACTAAGGACCGACTCTCTAGGATTCGTACGGTACCAACGATGCAACATCCGAAGTTACAGTAGTTTCAAGACGAACCATAAATAGTTGATTAAGGATAACTGCACCAGCGTACATTTTCCAACCAATAGAACCAACTTGGTTTAATGCATTAGATACACCACCAGAGTTTAAAGGCTTGAAGATTGTTTCAACACCTTGTTTACCACGTACAGAAGCAGAAGCATATGCTTTATCAGAAATCAAAAGATTTAGATAGACGTTTACTGAACTTACTGGTACAATCTTAATGTTTGTATTCTCAATAAAACGAATTTCATTATAAGAACCGATTTCTCCTTCAAGTAAATCTTTTGAGTAAGCATATTGCTCAACTGGAATATAACCAGTAAGTGCTTTTAAATCTGGAAATTGATTTGGATGAACAAACATTACATAAGCATCACGAATTGGTTTTGTACCAATATTAACGCTACCAGTTACAACTGATTTGATCTTCTTAGCTTTAGCACTTTTTAGCTTTAGCACTGCAAGGTCTAAATCGGCAGTAGTAAGTTTTTTTGCTCCAGAAGCAGTAGTTGCTCTATCTGCAACACCACCAGCATAAACTACGTTTGTACCAGCAGAGATAATATCACGAATAACAACATCTCCAGTTTCAGCTGCTTGTGTACCAAGAATATCTGTAAATTGAGATTTAATGTTATCAACATCAAAAATATCAATCTGGTCAGTATAAGTTACGAAAGAACCAAATTGGCTTACGTTGTAAGAAACTTTTTCACGTTTAGGTACTGATTCAACTGGTAATGTACCTTCAGTTAAAGGAGTAGTTGCTGGACGTAAGTTTCTATATCTAAATGCAAACATTTGTTTAACACCGCTATTAGCGGGTACGAAACGTGCTTCTGCAAATTTATCAAACATCATATCTTGTGTTACACGAAGTAAGATAAGTGGGTCATATAGTTCCCCGAAAGAAACACCTGTTGTTGCTGTGTTAGCTGATGAGCTAAATCCATTATAAGTAATTGACATTTATTATCCTCTCATTTGTTGAGCTTTTATTTTTATTTGCTCTATTAATTCATCTGAGCTTAGGTTCTTACTCCATACATCAATCTCTCCACTATTAGTAGAATTTGAAATCTTTGTTGAAGATACTCCAGCTTTTGCTTTATCAATAGAATTAACAACTTGTGGCTTTTGTTCCACTTGTTGCACCGCTTGTTGTTTGTTATACAAATCGTTAGCTACATCTCCATAATACTGATAAAATGTTTTACCAATATTATTTCTGTTAATGCTATCGATTGTCATTCTTTTGTTTACTTCTGGAATAACATTTTGTGCAACACCAGAAGAAACATCTCTCCTAAAACCATCTAGTAAATCTGCTCTTGATACAATCTCTTCAGCAATATCTTGTGGAATAGATTTAAAACTATTTTGTACTTCTTGCAATAAAACTGGGTCTGAATGTATTTCTCTTGCTATATCGTCAGCTTCATTATGCTCAATATATGCCGACTGTGGAGTAGGATTATATTTTGCATCTGCATCAATATCATATACATCTACACCATATTGTTTTGCAAGCGTTCCAAACGCTGTTTTATCTCCACGTTTAGCATCCGCAAGAATTTGTAGGTCATTTAAACTAATCCCTTGTTGATTAGCATATTCCCCTACCTTTCTTAGTGGAGCTTCCTCTTGACGCTTCTTAGTATAATCAAGTCCAGCATTTGCTAGTGTAAACAACTCACTAAGTTTTTTAGTCTTAGTTTCAAGTCCTTTACTTTTAAGTGTTAATTCATAAGGTAGTTCATACTTATCGAGCCAATCAGCAAGGTCTATTTCCTCGTCAGGTTTAGTTTCCTCGTTATCTTCAGTAGCTTCAACATCATTTTCACTATCTTTAGTTTCTTCACTTGATTCTTCACTTGGCTCACTATGAATACCGTTTTTCATTTGTTCAGCTAAGTTACGAACACTATCTAATAAATCATTTTCAGATTCAAAATTGAGTTCATTGGAGTTCGTATTTTCTACCGATTGTTCCAAGTTATCTAATTTTTCTTCCATTAATTTTCCCCTTCATTTAATTCAATATTTGATTTAGCTTTTAATCCAGCAGAAATTATAGAGTCAATATATTGTTTAAAAATTCCTCTTGCAAGTAAATTTTCAACTAATAGTTGTCTGTTTTCTGGTTTAATGTTTGTAAAGTTATATCCTATTTGAACCATATCTTCTTTCATAAATCCTTCAATAAAAATCTTTTTAAAATCTTTATTTCCTAAAAGCTTATTCATTGACTCTGCCAATGAAAGCTCTGCCTGCAAAAATTCCAACTCTTCTCTTTCCATTAATTTCCTCCAGTTTTTTGTGATTTAATCATATTGTTAATTAAATCATTTTTAACATTATGCCCAAATTCTTGATTTTTTAATGCTATATCTTGTGGAATAGCCATTGTTTTAGTATCAATATTGTCTGTTT